GAACCAACAATGGATGCAGAGAATACATTTTCATCTATGTTAAAATCTATAAACGAATCCAGTAGAGATACTTTGACGTTTTGTCTTGTTATAATTGATAAATCGTTTACAACAACATCTCCGCCAATCTGTGCATTGGGAAGATTATTTCTAATTATTGATATGTCTTCTGGAGAATCAATTCTGGTATCGCCAGATAACGCACCAAACGGATATGATAAATTATATGTCATATTAAACGATAGGCTTTAAAACAATATTTTTTAGTCCCGCATCTAATTCTCCGAGAACACTCTTTTGCATAATTTTAATTTTACTTTTATTTGTATTTTTTCTCAATTCCCACTCATACGTAGTTTCCGAACGTCTATTGGATGAAGATAATTGAGTCCATTCAATAACATCAATAATATTTCCCAACGAATCGTAGTAGTATTTTGTAGTATTCATTGCAGTTTCTAAACTACCATATTTTTCTATGATGTAGTTTCTAAACTCTTCACTATCTTTAGGCCAGTCATCGTAAATGCTATACATGTTATTCGTCAACATGATAACCCAATCATATTCTGGACTGCCATATAATTTGTATGAAACAAAGTCTGGTGTTTCGCCATCTTTAATTACATATGGCGTATATGAAATCTTCTTAAAGTTTTTTAAGAATTCTTTTATTTTAGAAACAACTGTAATATCAATTGCTTTTAAATAGTTGTGATCGTCAATCTTATAACGAACTTTAGGATAGTGTGTGAATATACTCATCTTTAGAAAATTGTTCTAGTTGGTGAAAGGAATTCATTTCCAAGTGTGCCTGTTGTCGGCAACGATGTTTCTCTTAAGTTAATTGTCAATGTTACTTCACTAGGATAATATTTGTTTCCAGTTCCTGATGAAAAGAATACCATTTTATTTTGTGAGCCATAATCAACAGACACATTTTCAATCACACAATATTCACTAGCAAATAGTTCAGTTAATGCAGTATCACCGGTTGTATTTTTTTGAAGTAAAAGTGTGAATTTGCATGTATCTGGATACCCAAAACTAAATGCAGAATCTAATGCACCACCAATTACTCCCGCACCAACCAATGCTGTAATATCACTGGCTTGAATTTTAGCATCCGCTTTAATCTGTGCAATTTCTTCTGGAGTTTTTCCAGTTAAGTCTCCAACAGAATCTGATGCACCTTCAAACGTATCACCAGTAGTTTGTCCGCCTTTAGGCGCAGATGCAAATCTAAATGTGTTAACTATGTCCATCATTTTTTCTGCTTCATTGAGACTTGTTGGTCTCATTGTAAATGGTAAAGTAAATCTTCTAAATGTTGGACCTTGATATATCAATTGTTGAAAGCTGTTTAAGAATCTTTTAGTAATAAATTCATATTGAGATTTTCCTCCCAATCCAGCAGATTGTATGAAACCTTGCGCTCCGGATGCGGCAAATTTAATCTGTTTCAATATGGATTCCATCGTTGCATTTCCAGTAGTCTTCAATGCACTAAAAACACTATCGGTTGGATTCTTATCAGGAGAACCAAATATGTTTTGACTCTCTTGATATCCATTACTTAATGTTGTTTGAAACGTTCCGCCCATGCGTATAAATACGATTGCGGCCGCAGATTTTTCGCTTGCAAATGCATCAAAAAACTCAAAACGAGCCATTGGTGTCACAAAGTCTTTATGTGAATCTTGTGCGCCAAAAATTAAATTTCCTGAAGTGACAGGATATTCAGCAACGGCTTGATTTATTTGAAACGGATACTGGTCTGCCACTTTTTATTCCTTTTATGAAAACTCATCATTCTATTTATGTCGTACAAAGGTAAATTTAAGCCTAAAAACTATCAAAAGTATAAAGGTAATCCTACTAATATTGTATATCGTAGTCTACTTGAACGTAGATTTATGGTCTATTGTGATGAAACTCCCTCTATTTTAGAGTGGTCTTCTGAAGAAGTTGTTGTTCCTTATGTGTCTCCAGTTGACAATCGTTATCATCGATACTTTGTTGACTTCTGGATGAAATACGTAGATAAAAATGGAAACATAAAAACTGTTCTAATCGAAGTTAAACCAGATATACAAACACGCCCACCTATTAGAAAAAACACACCAAACGGCAAACCTACTAGAAGATTCATCAATGAAGTAATGACATGGGGTGTTAATCAAGCGAAATGGGAAGCGGCAACAAAATACTCTATTGAAAGAAATTGGGAATTTAAAATCATAACCGACAAAGATTTGAGATAAATAGAAGTATGGCTATATTCGATAACATACTAATCAAAGGTACACAACAAGGTGTCGTTCCCGCAAAAACAAAAGTTGCAAGGGAATGGTACAGATCGGCTGCCGGAAAGTTAATGGGAAACATATCCCCAAGCACATTTGAAAAACGTACAGATGAAGCACGTAAAGTTCCTACAATGGAATTTGGATATATGTATGCATTTAAATATGATCCAAAACATAAAGCTGACTTACCATACTATGATACATTTCCATTGATATTTCCTGTAAAGATGGAATCAGATGGATTTTTAGGAATTAACTTTCATTATTTGCCTCCGGTTCTACGTGCTAAATTGATGGATGCTTTGTATTCAACGTTGACGAATAAAAAATATGATGATAGCACAAGAGTTAGAATTTCATATTCTATTTTGCAGAGTGCATCTAAGTATAGATACTTTAAGCCAACACTTAAAAAATATTTACGTGCCCATGTGCGTTCTCAATTCTTAGAAATACAAGTGCAAGAATGGGACATTGCTTTGTTTTTACCAACAGAGTCATTCAGAAAAGCAGACACCGGTCGTGTTTGGGAAGAATCACGTAAGAAATTAGGAAGAACATAAAATGGCATTAGAAGAAATAGAACTACAGGCAGTAGAAGTTACTGCATCAAGAACACCAAGTTTTTCTATCAGCAAACTCAGAGCCGCAATGGGTGTAGTTGCTCGTCCTAATATGTTCAACTGCACCCTTACTGGTGCCGCTGTATTCAATAATAGAATTCCTGATTTCTCATATCGATGTGAAAAGGCTGAATTTCCTGGAAGAACAATTGCAACTAATGACGATACGTTAGCTGGACCTACAATGAAACTTCCATATGATATGACATACAACGATATTACATTGTCTATTATTTGTTCTGAAGATATGAGAGAGCGTTCATTTTTTGAGACTTGGATGGATTATATTGTGAAACCTGCAACCGCACCAGATGCGGGAACAATAGCATTTCACGAAGATTATGCAAGAGGTGTAAAATTAGTAGTTGACCAACTATCTTCTTCTGATGGAGTGCCTGTTTGTACGTACACTTGTTATGATGTATATCCTATAGCTATAACACCGATGAATGCTACATGGGATGAAGTAAACACATATCAACGTTTTGGAGTAACTTTAACATATAGATATCACACATTTAAATCATATTCATATGGTGGTTGATAATTTTTTAATATAACTGGAGAAATACTATGGCATTACCTAAATTTAATAACCCAATTTTTGAGTTGACTTTACCATCTACTGGACAACCAATTAAATACAGACCATTCTTAGTAAAAGAACAAAAAATTCTTTTGCTTGCATTAGAGGGCAACGATCAAAAAGACGTTTTGACTGCAATTAAACAGATTGTAGGAAATTGTGCTATTGATGATATTGATCCTAGCAAACTTGCACTATTCGATTTAGAATATTTCTTTATGCGTCTTAGAGCAAAATCAATTGGTGAAACAATCGATTTAAGATTGCGTCATCCAACTGGATTCAATTCTAATAATGAAGAATGTGAACATATGACGCCGGTTACTTTACCCCTACTTGATGTTGAAGTTCAAAAAACTGATGAACATACAGATAAAATTATTTTAGATGAAGAGACTGGCATTGGCATTAAATTGAAATATCCTAATGTAGATATGGCAATTGCATCGTCTAAAGCGAATGAGGGAAAGAGTCAAATGGATATTGCTACTGATGCAATCATCAATAGCATTGAATATATCTTTGACAAAGAAAATGTCTACAAAAAAGAAGATTCAACTAAAAAAGAATTGGTTGATTTTATTGAGAATCTATCTCAGGATCAATATGTTCAATTGACAAAGTTTTTTGAATCTATGCCAAAATTAAAACACAAAGTCGAATGGACTTGTGGAAAATGTGGATGTAGAGATGAAGTTACTATGGAGGGTTTAGCAAATTTTTTCGGATTCTGATGGGGTCAGAAAATTTAGCAAACTACTATAAAACCAATTTTGCTCTAATGCAACATCATAAATATGATTTGGAAGTGTTAGAGAATTTGATTCCATTTGAACGTGAATTGTATATTATGCTACTTTCTCAACATATTGAGGAACAAAATCAACAAGCACAATTACAAGCACAACAAAGAGGAAGAAGATAGATGACTACTGCTAAAGAATACGCTAAATTAAGTGAGAGCGAAAAGAAAAAAGAAGATTGGATGAACTCTAAGTGGCGTCCAATGATGGGTTGGATTTATATGTTAACATGTGTAACTGACTTTATTCTTTTTCCTGTTTTGTGGAGTGTTTTACAGGCCGCTATGCATCAGCCTGTGACTGCATGGCAACCCATCACCTTGCAGGGCGCAGGTTTATTTCACCTTTCTATGGG